AAATCTAATAGCTCAATAAGGTCTAGCTCATTGAACTGCATTAGTTTTTCTTTTAGCTCATGGAGTGTCAGGGGTGTCATGCTTTTCCATATCCTCTATCTCTATTACTGCTAATGTAGCATAGCCTGAGATGTCGCGCCATGAATCATCATAGTAGTAATTCCCGTTCAGTATCCTAGCCATCTTGTTAGCAATCATATCAAGACTCTCTCGCATGAACGCTGGCATCATCCGATAGTTCGGAGACTTCTGCATAATCTTTTTGATGTCCTGACTAATCTGACTCACGTTTTGGTAGTGTCCGTACTGTCCCTCTCTAACGTCGAGTATCTCTTTTGTTTCCATATTTCTTCCTTAAGTAAGTTAGGCTAACCGGCATCTCATCAAAGCTACCGTTGTTTACTTCATTTAGCATCCAGATACCTGACCAGCTACCGTTAGTCTGTGGTGTCAGGTAGTCCTCATCGTGTTGGTAACAGATACCGGCGAAGATACCAGTGATTCTAGTGTCATCGGCTTTCTTACTAAACGCTATTGCTCTGTCCTGAACGTGTCCCATAATACAACTCATGTGCTTCTTCTGTAACAGCAAGTTAGGAGTAGTAACTGATCTACCCATTACACCAGATGTAAAGTAGTGGGAGTACGCAATGTTATCAATAACCTTCACATCCAAGAAGTCTTGAACCTCCCAGCCGTATTTGTCAAGGTTGAAATCGTTGTATCCAATTAACCCTTCCAACTTTCTGTCTGAATTTATAGCCCTCTCGATTCGTTGTTCGTGATTGCCTATCAGAAAGACAAGTTTAGGATTCCATGCTTTTCTCTTGTTTCGCTTTAGCCTATTAATCTCATTGACAATAGGTTTCATTAATCTATCCATAGCTAAGTTACCGGCTATGATGTCTGCTTGGTATGTCCTACCTTCAAACGCTTTCTTGCCTATGTCGTAAATGGACAAACTAGGCATATCCCAGTGATCTCCTAGGTGGACAATAACATCTGGCTTCTTCTCTGCTGCGTACTTTCCTACCCACTCTAAATGCTCAGTAGGGAATCCAGGTTTACACTGGGTGTCAGGTATTACTAGGTGTCTCATGCTGCTCCTTTAGCAGTTGTATGAAGTATTCTGCATCTATCACCACCAACGGCTTAGAATGATTCTGTTTAATCACGACAACAGGTTGCCTATCTTCTGGACAGTTGTCTTGTGCTTGAGAGTAGAAGGAATAAACAGCGATTGTGTTTCTAGATTTACACTCTACTGATATTCCTAACTTGTCTCCGGCGTATTGAGAGAACTGAATGTCCTCACCGCCAGCACCCATTGATGTCGATCTTACATCGGACCTGGAAAAATCGAATCGGTCGATGAGTAAATCTCTAAACCATTGTTGGAGTTTTCTACCTTTGGCTTTTGCACTTTGGGTTTTGATTTGCGTCTCCTGATATTAAGAAACTTGTTTAATCTAACCCTCTTGATCTTAGTGATCCAACCTTTAGGTATATGCATACGAGAGTTAGACTGATCGATAGAGTAGGCAGCAGCGATAGTAATTGCTGTTTTATCTTCTGCTACGACAAACCCTATGCTTAGAACTGGATGTATGTCAGGTTCGCCTAATGCTTCCCAGCCAGACTCCGACAACGCATCCCACCACTCGATATAAGCTATTTCTGGGAAATCTTTGGTGTCCAAATCTGCCCAGCTTTTCTTCTTATCCATAGTAATTGCGCTCGTTCAGTTAATAACTCAAGGTTATCCTCATACGCCTTCAAGACAGCAGCGAATAATTGTCTCTCGTTATGACAATCTTCCAGAATCTTCTCAGCTTTCTTTGGACCAATACCATGCAATCCAGGTATATTGTCTACTCGATCACCTGTCAGAATCTGTGTATAAAAGTTCTTGATGGCTTCCTTCTCAGTAATGTAATAAAGATTGTCCTTGACAAAGTTGTAGTGCCATCCTCTCAACATATCAAGGTCTTTATCAAGCGACATAATGCAAAAGGCACCTGCCCTCATTTGATAGGCTGCGATACCAATTGCATCATCCGCTTCTTCACCTTCCACTAACTCAAAACCCCACTTGTCGGTAAGGTAGTTACGCAGGGATTCATAGTGGGTTGGCTTTCTAGTTCCACTACGATTCCCTTTGTATTCTTGTTCGTTAGCTATTTTGTATCGAAAGTTGGATCTACCAGTGATGTAACCAGAGAAATCATCAACAAAAGTGGGGCGAAGGAGAGTTTCAATAAAATTCCCCATTCTGCTGAGTGCAAATCTTTCCTCATCGTCATCACTGGCAAACCCAATTCGATACACTAGGATATCGCCATCTATCAGTGCAGTTGCATTATTGAGAGATGGCTGACCCATTTACAACGCTTCCATTGATGCAGCACCTTGAGAAGCGTCCGGTGTGTACTCAATAAGATCAGTAACGGTGATAGCAGTAATACTTGCATTGACACCTTTATTAAACTTATTGATATACGGTTTGATAACTGCGGTACACTTTGAGCCGTTAGCAATCTTGATGTCGGTTAGTTGTTTCCCCGTATCGTCAAATGCCTTGATCTCATAGTTACTCTTAGGCGTGATGTAGAATCCTTTTCCATCTTTATGATTCACATCTAACATGGCTTTCTCTTGTAACGCCCTAACTGCTTCTTCAGACAAGTTACAGATATCTAACTGATGCTTACCGGATAACTTATTTGGTGTATCCAAGAAAGCCCACATTACTTCACCTTTAATTTTTACTGGTTCTGGTTTTTTCATCTTAGTTCCTTTTTAGTGTGTAGCTGCCCAGTTCAGTCCTACTTTGAATTCACCGTCTAATGGGCAACGTAATCTTAGACGGATTCCAGCTTGACGGATGGATTGTACTGCTAAGAATCCAACCGTATCAGCATCCTCAGTTGTTGTCTCTATTTGCCACTCATCGTGAATATTGGCAACGAACCTAGCGTTTATTTTACCATTAATAATTTTTCGATGCAATAGTATTAGAGCTTGTTTCATAACTATTGCACCTGCTCCTTGTAGTAGTGTATTCAATGCAGCGTGTTGTGATCGAACAATTAACCTTCTACCATCCAGTCCAGGCAACCACTCCTTCTCAGCCAAGCGAGTTACCTTGTCCCTTAGCTTCTGCAAAGCCGGTGTATTGGACAAAAAACTCTCAATGAGCTTTTTACCTTCTCTCTCACCACCACCTACAATAGCACCTATCTTAGCCGGTCCAGCACCATAAAGAAAAGCATAGATAAACGTCTTAGCCTGATCTCTTTGAGTTAGTCCAGCAGCTTCCATGTTCTTAGTATGAATGTCGCCTTGCAATATCTCTTTGGTGTAAGAAGGATCGTTCATATAGTGAGCCAGCATCCGAAGTTCTAAACCACTGGCATCAGCACCAAGAAGTACATTACCGTCTTCTATTGTCCATACTGATCTACATTCCTCTCCGTATGGCGTACCAACTCTCGGAACTTGTGCCATATTAGGATTAGAGTGAGTCATTCGTCCCGTAATCGCTCCGTTGGTTCTGACCTGACCATGTACCCGTCCCCCTTCATCCACATTTTCAATCCATGATTTAACTTGAGCCACCCGTTTCTGAAGCAGTAAAAATCGCAAAAGACTAGTAGCTTCAGGTCTTTTAACAGTTTGTAATACTTTCTCGTCGACAATTATTGCTCCCTTTTCAGTAAATTTAGTCGGCTTCCAACCCAGTGCTACCAACCTCTCCGCGATTTGTTTACGGCTACCTGGATTAAATACCTCTACTTTATCCTTTAAACGCCGACCAGTTTTCTCGCTGAATCGTTCAGTAACAATAGGCTTGAATATCTCTTGTAACTCATCCTCAATTGTTGATAACTCTAGTTGCCACGCTGACAATAAAGACATGGCTTTTGGTACGTCTAATTTAAATCCGTTTTCTTCTTGTTCCTTAACGATAGTAGCGACTTCATGCTCAAGATCAACGGACTCACCCCATTCCAATAGATTAGTCCTAAGATGGTTATATAGCTCCACAGTGATCTTAACGTCTTGGATACAATACTCCACCATATCTTCAGATAAACCGTTAGCAAAGTCACTGAAGTCCCCTTTTTTTAGCCCTAACCTCACGCCCCAAGCATCTAAACTGTGACCTTTTTCGATAACGGGGTTTAGTAATCTTGACATGACTAAAGTATCTTTTACTTGGATTGATTCGGTATTCAAGTTCCACAGCTTCTTCAATACTGGTAAATCGAATCCAATGATGTTGTGTCCAATCAAAACACTTTGATTTCCGATGTATTCCTGTAATCCGTTTGCTGATTTCCATACTTTAACCTCTCCTGAGTTAATGTCTTGAGTTACAGCACACCATATCTGTGTGGCT